TTAGAATTTCTTTTGAAGTCAGCATTATATCCAACGACAAGTGAACCTATATCATTTTCTATACAATAGTCAATGATATATCGTGCAGTCTTTTTGATACAGTCATTTACCTGATTATTGCGTTTAGTAGTAATTCTCTGAATACGATTAGTAGTTTTCAAATTCTGTTTCATAGCAATTGAGCGAAGCCTTGACATCTCTTTATTCCACTGGTGATTGATTGATTTAATTTTACGACCATCCATTATGAATGATGTCCCAATTGTGGAAACGCAAGTTGCTAAATTATCTATTCCGAGGTCAATTGAAATTACATTGTCTTTATTCAGATTTATCGGTTCTTCGGTTACTTCATACACATACTGAATTTTGAATACTCTACCATTACCGCAAGGCAAGATACGAACTTCTTTAATAGTTTTATCTGAAAGCCTTTTAGGAAATGGTATTGCAATCTCTTTAACTTCAGGATGTAATGCCCTAAACTCTCTACTCATAGGGAGCATCAGATAATCACCACGAATAATAATCGCATTAGTAGAAAGCACTAAATTGAATAATCCCCCGATTTTCTATAATGTGGTATCTTTACATCGTGGTAGCGGTAATCACCGACTTTACACTTTTTCAGCAAATTGAAGAATGATTTGAAACTGCGGTCAACAACTTTCATAGTTTGTTGAGCCACACCTGCTTGCAGTAACTTGTAATTTTCATTAGTCTTACATTCGTGATAATTACTCTCGTAGGTCAAAAACATCTTGGTATCAAAATAATGTTGTCTTATATTGTAAAGAGCAACATTATACAGATTATTAGAATATCGACACATTTCTTTAAGTAGATTATATTGCTTTTTGGATAATCCTCGAATGACATTACTTTGTACTGCGTAAGTTGACATCTTATTCTCCTTTCTATAGATTTAACATCACATACATATAAGGTTATTTAATATATTCTAATTATATATTAAATCTAAACTAATCACAACCTTATATGAAAATATGAGTAACGAATATATTTCTAAAAATAGATGCAAATTCCTATTAAGATACCACTTAATCTTTGTATGTAAGTATAGAAGAAACCTACTTGCAAGTAACAACATATCATCAGATATTAAGAAGTTATCGGAAGAAATTGCTAATAATCATAATGTTACCATTAAGTATATGAAAACTGACAAAGACCATATTCATTATATGATTGAAACAAATCCAAATATCAATTTATCAGATTTTGTCAGAGTATTGAAACAATATACTACATATCATATTTGGAAGAAGTATGAACCATATTTATCCAAATGTTTCTGGCACGAACGTACCGTTTGGTCAGATGGATACTTTATAGCATCTATAGGAGAAGTGAGTTCACAAACTCTACAATACTACATTGAAAATCAAGGTAAGAAATAAGCCACCGTTTAGACGGTGGCATTATATCGACATTCATCCAATGAACTAAAGTTCATCCAATGAACTAAAGTTCATTGGTTTTCTGTCAAGATTGTTATAAAACATATATCTTGCTGATGAACTCTTGCTCGTTGCGATATTCTACAGCTTCCGGATATTCGTTTAGAATCTCTGCAATATCTTCAAGAAGCGACTGCGCTTCAGATATTTTTGATCTTAGCTCTTGTATACGATATCTATCACCCATACTTAGACCTCCATCATAAATGAGACATGTAATTTCTAGTGTCTTTCATGTAACTTTTTACTTTGTCAACATAATCTAAGAACACTGCTAATTGATAGTCATCATATTCGCCGTACTTCTCTGCGTCTTTGGCCGGCTTGAACTCATTATCATTGTTGAAACATTCTCTTAACATTGTTCTATAATTGCCGATAGCTCTAGAAAGTGAATCTATTGCCCTTTCATAGTTATCACTATAATTTTTTCTATCAACGCTCCGAATGTCAAACGATAAAACCTCATCACGAAGATCTTGAAGTTCTGTATACAGCTTATCTACTTTAGCCATTGCAGCCTGTGGGAACTTCCTTACTGCACGGCCTAACATCTCAGAAGGACTAGGAACGGAATATCCGGACTTGTCTCGATTCCTGTCGTTTCTCCAATATGCTCCCGATTCTGACCAGCGTCCTTCGCGGTCTTTGTGCTGACCTGCATATTGTCCTTCATTAGACTGCCAATCATAATGATAACGAGGATCTCTGTATCGTTCTTCAGGAATATCAATCAAATTAGACGGATCATCTAAATCTACATAAACTACGTCTTTCGTAACAGACCAAAGCGTGTCGTTTCCGAGCTTCTTTGGATCTCTCTCACGACCATTTATTCGTATTGTAAAGTTTTCCATCAGTCCTGGAGCGTAAACTTGATCGTACAAACCGTTTTTCAATAAGTAGAATGCTTGATAGTGCCCGGATTCCGGAGGTGTCTTCACGAATTTAGCACGATCCCAAGCGATAGAAGATTGTCGACCTAATTTAGCTATATTATATTTATCAAATTTAGGCGGATTCCAACCCCTTTTCGGCATACTTTTCTTCAGCCATTCTGGAATAGACGGTGAAAATGAAGCCTTTACATAAGTAGCACTTTTAACGTATCTTTTCATTTGATTCTTCTCCTTATAATGTATTTAATATGTCAATAACCATATTCGTCTCTTGTATCATCGATGATAGGCTCTAATTCAAATTCATCATGATCTTCTAATGCAGATACAATATCGTCAATCCTATTATACAGAGCCTTCTCATATTCAGAATATTCATTGGACCAATCGACAATAATAAATTGCATCATATTAATTGTCTTTGCAATTTCTATTGCATGATTCAAGTCTTCTGCAAATTTATCTGCAACATCTGGTGAAACACTTCCAATAGATGCCCAGTTGATTGTTGCTTTAATCACCTTGCCGTTAGAAAAGGCCCCGCCTTGAATAGAAATATCAATCCCATAATCATCAAAATTCTTTCGGCATAATCTACTTAGTGCGTTAGATATGATCGAATACTCATTGTAAGAAATTTCAAACATAATTTTTCACCTCCGTTATTTTGGAAAATAATTCCTACTATCATTTAAGGTTTTTAATCACGGACATAAATCTTATAAAGTTCTTCTCCTGATTCTTCTGTGATTTCACCGCTTTCAATGGCATAAGAAATAGTACATGCTACTGCATCTTCGTAGAATGTCCGGTTGTAAGGATTCTCGTCACCGATTCTAGGGATCTCATTCTCCATCATGTTTGTTCTAAGAACTTCCAGTTCTTGCTGAACTCTAGGAAGGCTATAGAAACGATTCTCGGCATCAATTTCTGCAACAGTCAGCATAATTCCATCCATGGCATTTACTCCTTTACGATAAGATCATACAACTTCGCCTTCAGTTCAAGAATGGTCTGATTGAGTCTTTCGATCTCATGTTCTGCTTCAAATCTCATATTCATCTCTTTCTTCAGAACATCGCAAGCCTGATCTCTTTCAGCCTTTATCCGGTTGAAATCTACTTCAGCGTTTGCTTCGATAATTTCAGCATTCTTTGTAAGTCTCTCAACCGTATCTTTAAGAGTGCTATTCTTTTGGATAAGACTTGTATTCTTAACAATGAGTTCAGCATTTCTCTTTACTTCGGAATCATAACGATCCTTCATGCTACAAGCGAAATCATTCTCGATATTTCGCTCTGCATCTTCGAAACAACCTTCAAATGCTGTCGCTACATAACTACCTCTACCAAGTTCTTCGATAATTTTCTTGATCTGTTCTAGTGCTTCTCTTTCTTGTTCTTTTGTTGTCATAAGATTACCTCCCTTGACTGACTTTCTGATATCTTTAACGATTCACAAGTTTCTATTTGTCAACACTTTACAGATTTGTTGAAATAAATTTCAAAAAGAATAGCCGCTACACCGAAAGCGTATCAGTGTAGCGACCATCATAAGTTTGGAACTTATCATACTACTCAAAAAGGAGATTTGAGTCCAGTTCTTTATATAATCTTCATATAACTAGGATTCAATACTGTTCAAAGCCAATTGCTTTAAGATGACGTTTCAGATCGTAAAATGTGTCAAACTTATCTGAAATCAGCTTACAAACACGATGTAATTCAAGAAGTGCTTGAGCAGGAGTTCTATGACAGTCACCGCTAACACAGTCACCAAAAGAGTAATCCATATCATATTCATCAATTACATCTATTTCAATTCCGTTAACAGTTGACAAAATATCAAGAACTGTCCCGTCATCAAGAACAAGTTCTGCGATATACGGATCACTACCGTCATCAAATTCTTCGGCACCTCCCCATGCATACCAATCGTTCTTAGTGAATCTACGAGCGTTGTAATTGTAACTACTAGCAAAAACACATTTTCTCATAATATTTCATATCTCCTATCTTATACAATCTTCACATAACTCCGATTTACCCAACCGAAGTATTTACCTTCAATTCGGATGTAGAACCATTTCTGTGTATCGTCACGACCAACTACATCAATCTGATTACCATTTCCAAGATGTGCGTACTCCTTCAGCAGATCATAATTCGCACCGGGCCCGATTCTCACATTCAGTGTGTCATTCTTCGGAACATTTACTACTACTCCGTAAAGCATATTAGATGATGGGTTCACGACTGTTTGTCCTCCTAAATATTCATAAATTACTTTTGCGTCGGTCTGTGCTAACTTTCTAAGGAAAGAATCTTGTTTCAGAAGTGCAACATCTGCAGGACATGTATGAAATCCATGCTCTACAACCAGTCCAGGTGTTCCTACACTAGCCGCACCTCTCAACACTCCAAGATAATCCTGGTGATTAGCGTTTTGTTGAGAGTAACACTCCCACTTATTTGCGTTAAACAATGGCATCAGAGCCTTACCAATCCGATTTCCAATTTCTGTGCTTGCACCAGAAACCTGAACATAGCATACAGGCCAATTAGCAACATCCGATCCCTGTGAGTTTCCAGTCGCATTTGTATGGATTGAGACAAACAGATCATATCCTTTTGAATCCGTACCACGAGTAATAAGTGATGGATTTTCATCAATACTGTTTCTAGATAAATCTGCTTGTACTCCAAGTTTCCGTAATTCCTCTGCAACATAGTTTCCTAAGACCCACACAGTTGCAGATTCATAATAAGTATGGTCAACAGGACTTTGGTTTACATACTTTCCGTGATGACCGGGGTCTACTCTTACCTTCATGTTATTCACATCCTTTCCAAATTGTAATTAACAATTTTCAAAGATTTCGTTTCTTTAAGTTTCACTCTTCTTGACTCTGTTCTTCAACAGCATCAACTTTTTCATCTTTATCATTCAGAGCTTCGATACTAGAAGCAACATCTGTCACAACTGTTTTGTGTTTCTTACTGTACTGTACCTTTGCAATCGTAACAATCGCACCGATTAAAACATCAATAGCAGCTAATGTAGCTATGATCTGATCTCCATACGGAATGTTCCAAATATTCACGATTGCAGTCAGAAATGTGATTACCGGAACAGCGATAAGTCCGATCCATTTCAAAACATCATATGTGGAGTTTGACATACTAACACCTACCTTTCTTGGATTTGGTTCTATATTAATAAAAGGTTAGATTTTCAATGTCCTGCTCCTCTCTTTGCTCCATGTTCTTTACAACAGCATAGCAAGAAGCAAATATGATCTGAGTACCTAACAATGTAAGTACAATGTTATTACACGGTATGAATATATTTGTAATTGCTATGATCAAAATACATATCGGTAAAAACCAAGTTATGAGTTCTTCCATGATTATTCACCACTGTTTTCATCTTCAGGGTTCTTCATGATATCATTAACTTTAGGAACTGGATTAGTATAAGTGATTTGCATCTGACGGCTTTCATCCAGTGTATCTACACCAGGCTTCATTACAGGTTCTACGATAGTCTTATCGGTAGTTTTATCATACCGAAGGTTCCATGCATAAGGCCCATCCATTTCATCAATGATATCAATATCCATTTGTGTATTTGTAACAGGACCATAACCAAGTCCGAAAATCTGTGGTAACAATGCTTTCACTACATGTTCATTATTACATAATTGTAATGAGTACAATGCTCTATATCCAGCATTGATACTCGGTTCCTCTTCTTCAACAGAATTTCGATACCAAGCCAGGCGACGCCTATCTGTTGTATTTATATCATGTACAACTTTTGGTCCACCTGTATATGGATTAGTTGTGATACCATCTTCAACATACATTGTCTGCATCTTAGCATAATCATTTCTGCTATAATGACCGACATGTGTTGATCCGATAGAAATACCTATATCTTCTGTATTTGTCAATCTTGCATCAATAGAAATCTTATTTCTTGCATCACACCGTACCCCTGCAAACTGGAATAAATACATTCCGAGAGGTCTTACATATTCAATACAAGAATCAATCGGGATCTCTGTAGAAAAATATACAACATCTATGTATCCTTCTTCTACATGTGGTGTTACATAAGCACTATTCACAGGAATAGAGGTATCTTCCAAGCGGTTATAAAGGATATCATTTTCTTTTCCATAATCCAAAATATTGAATTGTGCTAGATTTGTTTCCGCTGCCAATGTAACTCCGTCTTTACTACCACGGTTTCTTATCATTGACATAAAATACAAAAGGATCAATCTGTTGTATGCGGTCGGTAACCTGTCATCATATTTGAATCCCATTGTATCGGCAAGCATCCATAGCAATTCTTCTGGGCACCTAAGAGGATCATAAATATCTGGAAGATTTTCAGTATCATACTGAATCTTTGATAGTGAGTTTTCGAACCATTTCAGAAAGAACCGAAAATCATCACTACTTTTATATATTTCAGGTACAGAAACTTTTGAAATGTCCACTAACTCACCACCTTACTTCACGATATAATCAGGGCTAACACGAATGTTCTGTGCCGTAGAACCAGGATCACTGAATCTTGCGAAACTGATGTAATTGAACCATTCCGGATCACAATCAAAATACTTTATTACATCTGTATTCAGGCTACCCGCATCAAAGTAATCAATTCTGCTATCTGCTTTTCTAACTACATTTATGATTTCCATTACAGTAGGCTTTTGACCTATCTCACGATTTGCAGGTGAAAAGTATAATGCAAGAGCTTCCTTTACAGTTGCTATAATGTTATTTGCAACATCCTGGCTTACAGGTTTCTTCGGATAAATCTGACCGACAACATAGAATGGGAATACTCTGACATATCCGAATTGTAATTCAACCGACATGGCTTGTAATGGTCTGTAATCTCTTACAACATTATCAATGAACTGTGTCGGCGGTTTGTATCTTGTAAATACCTTATAATTACGAACAGTTGCATTAGATGTTTTACCTTGTCCCCAAGAACTATTCTTGAAATCATTATGAATCGCAAAGCACATCGCAGTATATGTTTTGAAATTGGAAACCATACTCTTTGCTTTATCTGCAGAAAATCCACCAGGAATTCTGATACGTTCACCAACTTTAATATCTGATTCAGAATCCATATCATTATATTGAAGTAATGTATCTACGGAAATATCATATGCGGTTGCGATACTTTCAGCAGTTTCACCATAGGCAACTAAATGCAACAAGGCTTTACTACTAAGACTTGCATTGAGTAAACTTGTCCAATCCGGTGATGTATCACCTACAGGGAAATCACTATTGGTGATATACATCTTCGCCTTTTGAGAATCTGTAAGGTTTTCATCTTCATAAATCGACATATTGATTTCAAGTGCTTTTTGGCAATCTATGACAACACCGCAATCAACACCAGGTTCACGATTAAGAAACCGATTGAAGTCTGGAAGTGTGATAAGACTATCCCATGTGTTTATGTAATTTCTGCTATTGTAATATGCTTCCTTTGCAGTCTCAGGACTTCTACCTGTCACCGTGTATGTATGAGGAAGTTCAACTGTATTTGAAAGATTTGAAATCATAAGATTTCCAGATTCTTCGTTTACAACATCTCCTGTTTGTTTTGCCTGAAGATAATTGCTAAGTACATTTTCACCGACACAACCGATAACACCTGAACAATCGATCCAATATACTGTAAGATAATTGTTGCTGTAATTTTCAAGCTGATCAAGATAGTTACTTACTTGAATCTGTGCATTAGAATAGGAATCATAAGTAACAGCGAATCTCGGTTCCGGTACAACAAATTCCGCTGCGTTAGAACACTGTTTCCATTGAGTTGCCAAGAAATCACTTGCACTGGATGATGCTTTTGCTTTCATCCAAATAGCAGTGGTATCAATATGCTGTGAAGGAATGCTGATTATGTAGTTATTTTTCTTTACTTGTTCAACAGAAACACTGTAACTTCTAAGTTCACCTTCAATACCTACACGAGTTACACTTTCACCAGGTTTCAAAGTAATCGGATCAGAAGTATCAAAGATATTTACATCCTCTGTAGTAGTAACTCTACGACTTCTTGAATCCTTACTACCATAACTATTTGTTCTAGGTAAAATATTATAGGTGATAACTCTAGAATGATTTGTAATATCCGTATAAGCATTCACAGTTGAAAAGTTTGATCCGCTAAAACCGAAATCCAAATTGATCGCAGTTTCTGCAACATTTGTAAAAGTGATTTCAGTTCTTGCTGCCTTAAACCATCCGAGTTCATAACCGATCAAACCAAATAATTTTTCAGCATTCTTTCTCTGAGATACTGAAGGTGCGAATAATTCATTCGCAAGTAAATCTACATTTACACCGAGCATATCTGCAACGGATGCTAAAAACTTACCCATAACAACACCGGGATCTGAATCAGATTCAGGTTTCCACAAGTCTGTCATAGTCGGAACGACTGACCAGAAATCTGCAAGAATTGATTGATAATCTCGTGATGTATATTTAACTACGCCTCTGCTTACATCCTCATTCATACGTCTTCACCCCATTTTCATCAAGTGTATATGTTCTGTCTGTTCTAGAAATCAATCCATACCATTCATCATTTAATTTTACAATCAAGTTATCACCATAAATGGTATGTAAACCTACAGTCATTTTCAATTGGTTGTCGTTAAATTCTTGATCATTTTGAAGATTTCCGGTAAACATCAACCCATCTGTAAATTGTGTTTGTTCTGCATATACGCTAGGTTCAAACATATCTAATTGATCAATGATACGACTTTTTACTTGTGCTTTTGTGTTTTCATTATTATATTGCCATAAGTATCTTTTTAATCCTACACCAAATTTCGGCTCATTATACAGCTCTGTCGGATCTGTAAGCATCAGCAATCTAACACGATTTACTACAGAAGCATCATCATCTAGAACAGCTACATTGTTTCTTACGGGGTCCAATATGTTAGGAAATGCCCATGAAGATGTATTGCTCATTTTTACTACCTACCTTTCTGAAAGTTTCAGATTTGAGTTCCATTTTTGTATGAACCACCTGTCATACCTATCACTATGAATTCATAACTGTGTTCATTTAAGGATTGTAATACAACGACTTCTCCATCTGTCGGAGTATGTGGTAAAAGTATGGAATTATAAAATGGTAAGTCACCATCTTGTGTATAGTTCCTTACTTTTTGTCCTCTGTATTCAGATTGTTTGTATGGACCATGTATTGACGGAATCCTAACTTGAATCATCAATGCACCATCTTTATTATACTTATAACTTTTTGCATATCCATATACAATCATTTTTTGTCCTCAACTAACATCTTTTCATATTCATTGTAGCCCTTTAATGAACATGATTCCAAGATTGCTTTCGTGTAACCGGGATAGAATTCATCAAGCATTATCTCAACACTTTTCTTGATATACTTCTTCTCATTTTTAACGACTTCATTTTCCATTTTTGAAATGAAATCTTTATGATTCAAAGTAACATCAATCCACCAATAATCCATTTGACCTGTGATATTATCTTGCCAAGTTTTACCACATGAACGGATTACTTTTTCAATATCTCCTTTGTCCCATCCCATTATACCATATCTTTGTTTTTCTTTATCAACAAAATCAGAATGAAATTCAGAAATTTTCCAAATTACTGCAAGAATCCCTATCATCTGAGATGCATTGAACCCTTTATCAAGAAGATATCTACAAACTACTTTCTCTCTAGAATCTGTGAGTAGATCTGTATCAAGTCTACTTCCGTCAAAATAGTATTGAGCACTGCTATCATTTCTTACCAATTCTGATAATGTATTTGTATAATTTATAACGGAAAGTTTGATGCCTGTATTGGAAGTTGTTTTATTTCCATTCCTATCAATATAACAAACTTCCCTTATGATTGCATCTTCCTGTGTGTTTGTAGTAGTATATAAACTCTTTGAGATTAAAGTTGCAGGTTCAATAGGTTCAATATCTTGAACAGTATCTTTCACAACTGATTTTTGTGTATTGACTGCAGGTGTGATAACTGTAGGTGTTTGTGTTGTATCTGTTGGTTGTGTTGATGGTTGAACCTGTGAAGAATATATTATATTGCTTGCATTTTGGCTATTCATCAACACAGAATTTATTCCGCTATAACTACCGCCGATTACAGACCAATTAGGTCTACAATAAGCATAAATGGTAGGATCTCCTAAATCTCGTTCACGAGTATCACACATATTTGGCTGCATGGTGTTTATGTAAGTAACATTACCTTCTATGGTGTACACTTTTCCGTTTGCTACACCTCTTACAATACCTACATGGTAATTAGAAGGATACTTATATAAGATTATATCACCTGGGCTTGGAACTGCCACATTTCCAAGAATTGTTCCATTTATCCAAGTACCAGGATTTGCAATAAATGCACCATTGGCACTACTGCTGTACATTGTAATATCAAATGCAGCCCAGGAAAAGAAAATGACATTACCTATAACTGGCAACCCAATTTGTTGTTCTAGTTTTCTTCCACACGCTACAATGAATGCTGCACAGAATGCATAAGTCGGTGATAATCCTGAAAGTGAATATGCAAATGTTCCATCTTCCCCTCTGTGGCTCATAGCAATATCTATAAACATTTGAATAGGATTTGCCATAGTCACACCTCAACATTAAAGAACTCCGGGTCAAGTAATCCAGCTAAAACAGATGTATCATTCACATGATCTATTAACCATAAATACCAATTTAAGCATTGATCTTTCCATGTAATCTGTTTCAGAAAATATTTGTTGCAATATAATCCGATCCTATCAGTTATTCCTAGTTTTGATAATTCTGAATAATAGGCATTCAGTAATCTGTCATTTGTAGCAATATCACTTGTCAAACTCGGAACCAACCAAACACCTAAATCAACATAATTATTCCGAATGATATTATCAACTCCGTCTATTTCTTCTTTCACCTGTGCAGTCGTTGAAGCTCTTGCATAGAAGAAAAGTCCGAGTTTCAGATCCGCCGCCTTTACCGCCTTTATTTGATCAGTCATTGATTTGTTTCTGATCCAATCAGAATTCAAAGCCAATCTTGTATGTGTCTGAGTATATAGATATCCTGCATCGACAAACGCACCTACTACACCTATTTTCTTCAACTCTGATAAATCTACTGCAGGGGAAGAATTATCAAGTGTGATTATATATGGTGTTAATTTTGATGCATCTATATTCATTTTCCACCCATTTCAAAATAGGGAAGTTCTCAGTCGTGAGAAACTTCCCTACCGGTTCGCTTGCCACCTGAACCATTTAATAATTTCAAATTAAGTTAACTCTTGTGTATAACTCATGAACTCATCGTAGTTTACTTGCTTCATTGGCAGGGCTAAGAAATCCTCATGAGTTTGTTTCATCACACCATTTTTCCCGAGGGCTTCATACTGTGTCCACAGATTTTCAAAATTGTCACTTTCCTCCTTCGTTCTACATTTCCGTTTTTCTGCTCGGAAATATATCTCATAAAGTCTATCACGGAGAAGTGCCTGAGTGCCGAGTTCGTTCGCTTTAATACGACCCCAAATTTTGAATAAAAATCCATAGATGGAAACAAGTATCCCGCCACCAAATAAAATAGATAACACTTGTAGAATTTTCAAGAAATCCATCATAATACCTCTCAACATCTAAAAATATGAATATACATAACCTAATTTCCTATATTTATACAAGGTTTTACTTGATGTCTGTCATGTTAGGGTACAATTCACCAAAATCCGCATTATAAGGTCCAAGTATGTTACTTGTTGTTCTGAAAGAATTAGAATCATATCCAGAGCTGCCATTTACATAAATGCTACTAGTAGATGCCACCTGATTTGCGGTACCAAGTGTAAGTCTCTGCAATTGTAAACCGGTTATGAAATTCTCACCTATCGTATGAGATACTGACATAATGCTATATACACCGGTGATAGGTGATAATGTGTTTCCGCTCATAACCAATAATGATATAGGTTGTGCGATTTCATACTTTGTTAGGTTACCGGGAATCGTTACATTGAATGATCCTGAAAATTGGCTTGCGATTGCATTTACATCGTTTATGATATTAGCTGTTTGAAATACATCAGGTAAACTTGCACTCCAGCTATTCACAACACTTTCATCATTGATAATGGAATTACCACTTGCATCAAGAGTGAATCCTACGGATTTGAAATCCATATCTGTCATATTGTATGCAACACCATTGTAGGAACCGCTCAGACTAAGGACATTTGTATTTGATGTTCCATACTGTAATGTTTCTTCGGAATGTGATGTTAATAATCCCGCATCACTTTTGAAATGAATTATACCTCTTGATGTTGCTGTGGGTTCATCTATCCATGCAGAAAATGATGCACACTGAGGTGCAGTATCTGTTGTATATTCCTTCAAGAAATACTCAATTGGTGTGATTGATGCATTGTTTTGTATCTGACTTAAAGATCTTGCACGGTAGAAATTCAGACCTGTTGCGGTTCTCGCTCCGTTGTATGTTTTTGCATATCGTTCAAATCCAGCCCATTTGTCATATGATTCTGTACCGTCATAATTGCCTTTTATCAACTGCCGTAAGCTCATATCCTGAGCACAACACTGAATCAATGTAGGCGAATCACAATGGTCAATATCATAATCGTAGTATTCATTTGCTTTAAGTGCGTTCAATATAGCTTCAAGAACAGATGAAGGTTGTGCATATCCGCAGAAGTCTGGAATATGTAGTACCGGCATATTTGATTGAACTGCCAGTTGAGCATATCCCTGAATTTCGTACCTCATAAACATACCAGATGTACTTACATTAAATTTCAATGTAAATCCCTGATAACTGATGTATGAGTCTACTCTACCATTTGCATCAAGCCAACCAAATGCAAATGACACTGGAATACCACTTGCGTTCGGGTAAGAACTTGTAGCCTGTGCTGCACTGTACAATAACGCTTCAAAAGCAGATACATTTACACTTCTGCTTGCATCACTCCCTATTGTAACTGACAAGGTGAAACTTGTCATCGAAGCGATTTCTGAATTGCTCAGAGAAAGTGATGTAAATGGTGACGGTATTGTTAAACCATAATCTGTTAAAGATACGCCTGCCAATGTGACAGAACACCAATGTTGTAGTTTCACTGAAATCACTCCGATCCAAGGTTCAATTTGTTCGGTGGAATAGGTTCAAGAATTTCACCGCGATTAAACAAGTCTGTAATCGAATTAGGAATCATCAACCTATCGCCCTCACGGATTGTAAATCCATCTTCAATCCCATTGAAATATGCGATTATCCAACTGTATGTAGAATCTCCTAAAAACATATTGGCTATAATGTCAAGTCTGTTTTCATAGATTGCAGGAACATCATAATATCTTATCTTCAGATTTGTTGTAAATGGATTAACTGTTTCAAGAGCAACAAATCTTTCAGATTCCAAATCGGGATTATGAACTAACTGACGTAATCCACGGTATCTGGATATGTGATTAAATTCTCGGCATACACCATATTGAATTCCACCATTACTATTCACTGTCCTATATGGTGTAAGTGTATTCAAAATCTTCATTATATGCTCCGATCTTATGCGATTATCCGATAATCGGCATATTCATGATAGTATCATAACTAAGAGGTTTCTTAGAAATTTCAGTTATTGTTAAACTCATATTACAGTTCAGATACCAACCGTCTAATCCAATTGGTCCGTCCCAATCGGTAGAAACATCTGTTAAAATTCCATGTATTGAAACTCTGCCATCAATATATAAAGTGACAGTTGATGTGATTACACTGGAACCATTGTATCTAGGATAACAGTTCGCTTCGCAGAATCTTATAAGTTTATTTGCACCACCAAGCCTATGATCTCCATTCCACATATCACGATGAAAATGGAATTTATATGTTACCTGTCTCGGACCGGAATTCTGATATAACATCCATGGTTCATATTGGTACAATAAATCTCCAAGTTCTGTGTAACTTGCTTTTCTTGAATCACTGAAGTCTTCTGGGTAACAAGGTATATCCATACTTGAATCTGATAATGATGAATACAATGTTATCTTTCCCCATGGAAATTTGAAATCACCGAATATACCATTAGATTGCAAACTATTTGCCGGATTCAGCAATGTAGGTGCATTTGTATTACTCAAATCACTGAAAATAGTAGGATTCACTTCACCAGTTGTTTGCATCTGAAGCATTGCAATTCTAAATGTAAGCTCAGATATATTTCCTGTACCACCTAAAACTTTATCACTCGGAGGTAATTGACAATCATCAGGTAATTTCAAATATCCTGGAATGGTACCGAGTACATCCATTACTTTCCAGCTAGAATCACCCATAAGACAGCAATGTTCGAATACATCTGCATCAGATGAAAGTTTTCCTAGCATATTTATCTTTCTTTCTACGGAAACATCATCACCGGAGTACATTATTTCATTACACTTTGAAAGAAATTGACGTCCTACATTAGGTCCCCATTCCAACTCATTCAAGTGCAAAACATCATTGATATGTGCAGCACCTACAATTTCTGTCAATTCTTTTAATGTTGTCGTAGAATCTATCTTGAGAAATTGCATACAATCACCTCGTTGGAGTATTTGCTTTCAGTAATCTCAGATATTTTATTACATGTGGTTCACCAAATATTGTAGCTGGTCTATCTGTTTGATTTGTTCTCTTCAACCAAGCAGAACTTATCTGATAACAATATGTGCTAACCTGTGGAGTAAACTCTGGTTCCATTGAATTGATTCCGAACAGCATCAACAATCCGTCAAGATCAAGATAGTCACTATGTCCAGATATTGTGGATTGATTCATATAAGATAATATCCAATCTGGTATTTTCTTATCATCTTCTATGGAATCACAGAATTCTTTTAATTCCTTTGCCATACCGGAAACTAATTCACGATATTGCGGTTCCAAGGATTTATCAGGTAGGCTGTAGTAATCCTTAAACATTGACAGATTTTCATCACCCATGAATCTATCCCATTCTGAATCAGTAATGGGATAGTCCATAGGGAGAAATGCTTCACACATCTCATTATCTGAAATCATATGCGGCGGATAATCCGGTAGATAACCTTCTTTCACCATTTTGATTTTTACTATGTCTGTATTCAAACTCATTGTTGATCACCTCAATCAACCGCACCACCGTAGAAGATGTGGTACTGACCTGTAGCCCAACCATCTATTACTTGAGTTGCAGGAATATCACCGCTAACATTTTTAACAGATTCTACTTTTGTTAAAAATGAAATTGTTCCTGACACATAGTTATCACTACTGTTTGTAACATATGGATTAGTGTATGCGGTGAATGTAGTTGTTTTAGTTATGTATCCAATCAATTGTGACTGACTGATCGGGTAAGCAGTTGTAAATGTTCCGGTTACTTTTAATGATTTATTGACCCTAGTAGGAGGATACTGCAAATCAGATCCTTGTGGTAACGAGAAGTTTGATGCAAAAATATATGTTCCGTCTGCATTGTTGCCTGTTATATCATCTGTAACATACATTGACAATCCGTTGATAGATCCGTCAGATCCAAATGTGATACTTCTAAGAGCATACCGATAATGGTTGTCATTAGGTGTTGATACATTCCAGTAATCTTCGTCACTTGAATTTGCAGAAGGTGAACCTATCAGTTCAACTGTCATTCCGTTCACCTGAAGATTAGGATCACTGTCCTCAACTCTCTCATACCACAAAGATAAATCTTGGATAGTAGTAAGAGAGTTGAGGACAGTGATCC